GTGGCCGGCATCGCCGTCGCGGCCGAGGTGCTCGCGCGCCTCGAGTCGCGCGAGATGACCGTGTCGCGCTACGGGATCCGCGAGGGACTCCTGCTGGAGCTCGCGCGGGTGACGCCGACGATCGCCGATCCCGGAGCGGCGCGTGAGCGCTCGGTGCGGGAGTTCGCCGAGCGATGCCACTACGAGGAAGGACACGCGACGCAGGTGCGCCGGCTCGCCCTGCGCCTGTTCGACGCGATCGGTGAGCGGATCGGGTGCGTACCCGACGATCGGCTCACCCTGGCCGACGCGGCGCTCCTGCACGACGTCGGCTATCACATCGGGTACGAGCGGCACCACAAGCACTCGTACCACCTCATCGTCCACGCCGACTTCCTCGGCATGACGCCCGCCGACGAGTCCCCGGTCGGAGTCGCGCCGCATGGCATCCGCGTGCACGCCGCGCTGGAGGGATACTACGGCTACGGTCTGCCGCCCACCGACGTGATCGACGCCCTGTACGCCCTGGCGATCGAGGCCGATCCCGACTACCGCACGGAGCTGCTGGCCGAGCGCGAGACCGCGATCATCATGATCACGGGCTACCTGGACTGGGTGGCCGACACCGGCCGCGACGCGCACATCCAGGTGGTGGCCACCGAGATGGACGTGGAAGTGCCGTTCCCGGCCGTGCCAGGGGTCAGCCTGAAGGCCCGGCTGGACCAGGTGATCATCAACAACGAGACCAACCTGCTGTCGTTCCTGGATCACAAGACCGCCGCCAATTTCGACACCCACGAAATCTTGGCTCTCAACACGCAGTTCAAGCACTACAGCGTGGTGCAGCGGCTGATCGCCAACCAGATGGCGGCCGAAGACGGCAAGGCGCACGCGATCGTGGCGGGCGGCATGGTCAACACGCTGCGCCGCGTCAAGCGCACCGCCAGGTCCGAGCCGCCCTACTATCAGCGCGACGGTTTCCGCTACTCGCCCACCGAACTGGACGCGGCCGAGGCGCGCATCGCCAAGATCTGCGCGGACATCGTGCACGTGCGCGAGATGCTAGACTTCACCTACCGCGAGGGCGGCGGGGACCTGGACATGGTCAACCCGCTCCAGCGCTACCTGCTGTACCCGTCCCCGCAGCCGCGCGACTGCAAGTGGAGCTGCCCGTTCCTGGGCGTGTGCCCGATGATGGACGACGACAGCGACTGGCCGGGGGTGCTGATGCGCAGCGGCAAGTACCGCCAGGGGGACCCCTACAGTTACTACCGCGAGGATCCGCTGCGGGCCGCCCGCCAGCGGCTCGGAATGTCAGACGCACCTGGCATAGTGGGCTAGTCTGGGACCCGAGCTAGGGAGAAGATGCAATGACGGTTCAGGCCGCTGCGCCCCCGCAACAGCAGCATCAGCGCCACCAGCGCAAGCAGCAGGGGCTGTCGTTCCTCGTGCACGCTCCGGCCAAGTCTGGCAAGTCCACGTTCGCGGACAGCGGTCCCGTGCCGCGCCTGATCATGGACATCGAGGGCACCGCCTATTGGACGCCTAGCCGCAAGGTCTACTGGGACCCGATGCGCGAACCGGTGCCCTACTACGACGGTTCGTGGGATTCGTGCCTGGCGCTGTGCAAGGACGTGCGGACGATGGAACGGTGCTACCAGATCCTCAACTCCGGCCAGCACCCGTTCAACTCCCTGTCGGTGGACAGCGTGACCGAGATGCAGCAGCGGATCATTGACGAGCGGGTCGGCGTCAAGAAAGTGGAACGCGACGAGTGGGGGCACCTGCTGCGGGTGGTCAGCACCAGCGTGCGGCAGTACCGCGACTTGATCACCCACCCGACGCATCCGCTGTGGTCGGTGTCGTTCGTCGCGGGCACCGCGCCGCGCGAGGGCAAGTGGCGTCCGCTCGTGCAGGGCCAGGTCGGCAACTTCCTGCCCTATTACGTGGACATCCTCGGTTACGTCAACGCCAACCCCGACGAGACCCGCGACCTGTTCATCGGGCCGCAGCTCAACTACGAAACCGGCGAGCGCGTCGGCGGGCGGCTGCCCCCGGTGCTCCGCCTCGGATACCCCGGCAGGGTGCAGGGGTGGACCATCGAGGACATGCTAAGGCAAGTTCTCAGCACACCAGGAGGTAGGCAGCAATGACTACGCCGAACATGGCGCAGGGCTACAACTTCGGAGAGCTGTACGGGATGGCGGACCACTCCACCATCCAGCCGCTGGAGCCGGGCAGCTACGACGCCGTGGTGGAAGAGGCCGAGTTTGGTCGGACCAAGGACGGCACCAAGGGCGCGTGGACGATCAAGTTCCGCGTCACCACGGGCGAGCGGGCCAACTACCCGCTGACCATGACCATGTCCATCAACCCGGTCAAGACCGACGGCACGCCCAACGACAAGGGGCTGGGCATCATGTTCCGCCAGCTCGGCGCGATGGGCATCCCGGTGCCGCCTAACCAGCCGTTTTGGGCGCTGGGCTGGACCGAGCACAACGTGGCCCAGGCCATGGTCGGCAAGCCGGTGCTGCTCAAGGTGATCAGCGACAGCGAGTACGACGGTTCGCCGCGCGCCAAGGTCCGCGACATCAAGGAAGCCCGGCCAGGTGCTCCCACCCAGGTCCAGCAGCAGCAGGCACCGCAACAGCCTGCCGCGCTGCCCGGACAGTGGCAGGGCGGCGGAGGCGGCTACGGCGGCCAGCCTGGCGCAACCGGAGGTCCCGGTTACGGTCAGGCACCAGTTCAGCCGGGCTACGTCCATCAGCCCGGCTACGGTGCCCCTGGCGGCTACGCTGGGGGGCAGCCGCAGACGGCCCCTGGGGCGTGGCAGAACGCGCAGCCGCCTGCCGGGCAGCCTCAGCAGGGCTGGGAACCGCCGCAGGGTGGCCAGGGCGGGTACGCGCCCCAGGGGCAGCCTCAGCAGGGGTACGGCCAGCCGCCGCAGCAGCCGCAGCAGCAGTGGGGCCAGCAGCCGCAGATGCCGCCGGGTTACGGCCAGCCGCAGGCACCGCAGCAGCCGCAGGGCTACCAGAACGCGGTGCCGCCCACCCAGTTCCAGGCCCCGAACGGGCAGCCGCAGCAGCCGCAGCAGCCGCCGAACCAGCAGCCGCAGGGCGCTCCCGAGCTGCCCCCGTGGGCTAGCTGACTTCCGGGGAATAGGGTCCCAGTCCAGAGTGTTGATAGAAGTGATCGGCCCGGTACGGGCAGCCGAAAGTGGAGGATCCGAGGAACCGGGTTGCTTACCCCCTCCGCCGGGCCGGTCATCAGCCCCCTTGACGGGAATGAAATCCAGGCATAGGGTGTTGATAGAAGTGAAGGGCACAACAGCACAGGGAAGGGCAGGACGGTCAGCCACGACCGGCCACCTCGCAAGGGGTCTGGGGAATCCAGGTGGAGAGTCGCTCAAACTCCCGTCCACTAACCTGTAGGACAACCTTCCCTGGCTGTTGTGGGCCTTTCACGGAATGTCAGACCCAAGGGAGAAGATCCAGGACATGAGTGTTCAACTGCAAGCGCGCAACGCCACCCCCGACCGGCTCGTGGAGATCTTGAACGAGCAGAAGGCCCACAAGCTGGACGTGGTGGTGCCCGCGACGCACATGAAGTCAGCCGGTGGCCTGCTGGTCGTCAAGGACAGCGAGGCCGTCCTGTCCGAGGACGGAGTGACCACGGTCAACGGCACCTACCGGCCGACGGACGTGTTTGACGAGGGCATCAGCGAGAAGCTGGGCATCCCCCGCGCCTACGTCCGCAGGCTGCGCGACGAGCGCCCCGACCTGCTCGACACCAACGTCAACGGCTGGCTGCACGGCCGGTCGCGGCGGACGGCGACGGGTACCGAGGTCATCGCTGAGCCCGACTCCCGCGCGTTCCTGCTCCGGCTGTTCCGGGGCGACGACGGCGGCGAGGGCGTGGCCAGGGCCATGCTGAGCGACAAGTACGCATTGTCCATGGACAACCTGGACATGCTGGTGGCGGTCATGACCGGCATCCGCGAGAGCGGGCACCAGCCCCTGGTCCGGGTCAGCGACCTGTCCGAACGCAAGATGCGGGTGTCGTTTGAGTTTCCGTCGGTCACCGCGCTGGCCCCCGGCCTGCTGGACGGGTACAAGAGCCCGTTCGACGGCGGGACCGTGACGCGGGCGGGCGGGTTCGACCAGCTCCGCCAGCAGTACGGCGCGCACCACATCTTCAGCGAGAAGGACGCCCCGGTGGTCTACATGCGGGTGGACTTCTCCAACTCCGAGACCGGCGACGGACGCTACCTGCTGGTGCCGGTCATCGGCATCGCCCGGTGCACCAACGGCTGGGTGGAGCACAAGGAAGGCATCGCCCGGAGGCACTTCGGGTCCAAGCTGGAGCAGGGCGTCATCAAGATGAAGCCCGACACCGTGCGTGCGGCCGGTGAGCTGGTCGTCAAGGAAACCCGCGACACCATCACCACTTGGCTGAGCAGCGGCTACCTGGAGGGCCTGGTCGCCCGGCGCACCGAGCAGGCGGGCGTCCCGGTCGCCAAGGCGAGCGAGACGGTGCCCGCGATCGTGCAGAGCCTCGGCTTCACCGAGGACGAGCGCAAGGGCGTGCTGGACATGTTCATAGCCAGCGGCCAGATCACGGCGGGCGGCGTCGCCAACGCGGTCACCGCCTACGCTCAGACCGTGGAAGACCCCGACCGCGCCGTCGCCCTGGAAGGCAAGGCGATCGACGCGCTGGAGGCCGCCGCCAGGCTGTAGCGAAGATAGTGAAGGCCCGGCCCTGCCACCCCCGGTGGCCGGGCCTTCACTACATGTAATCGTAGGAAAGTGAGGTGGAAAATGACAGAGCAGATGAAAAACTACCCGGCGATAGGCGGCGAAGCTGGCTACGCTGTGATGGCCAGGCTGGTCACGGCGTTCTACGCCATAAGCCCGCCGATCGACAGCCGCCAGGTGCACCAGTGGTTCCGGCGCGGCACCAAGAACAAGGACGGCGTACCGTTCCCGCGTCCGACGCGCGAGGAAGCCCACCCCCGGCGCGGGCAGACGCGGTACTTTTTCAACGTCCCCGAGGTACTGAACTGGTACGCCGCCGGAGTGCCGGACAAGTACGGCGTCGGCTGGAAGGAACCGGCCGGGAATGAATCAGCACCGTGAGGTGTTGATAGAAGTGAAGGGCTCACCCGAGCCCCGACAGGGAGATGATCATGATGTTCGACCCGACCTACATGGGGGCCGACTGGGCGACGTTCGAGGCCGACGGCGGTTTCGAGGACGTGGCCCTGGTCAAGACGTACGACCCGGCTGAGCGCACCGTGCGCGGCGGCCGGTGCACCTCGTGCGAGCGGGAGGCAGACCAGTTGCTGCCCGCCGGGCTCGGCCAGCGCATCTGCGGGACCTGCTGGGACGCGCAGATGGACCTGCTGGTCACGGCGGTCAACGAGGGTTACGAGGGCACGGTGTTCGGGACCGTGGAAAGCGCGGTGGCGGCATGAAGACCGACGAAGCGGCACGGCTGATCAACCAAGCCACCTGGCGGCCGGGCATGGAAGTCCGCGCCACCGCCGAGTATCCGTTTGACCTGATCGGGGCGATCTTGGTGGAGATCGTGCTCGACACGTTCGACTCCAGCTACCCCGACGCCGACGGCCGGTACCGCGTGCGGCGCAAGATCGCCCCGCAGGGCATGCTGTCGGTGCTGATGCTGGACGAAGAGGGCGTGCTGCACGCGGTCCTCAAGATGGTCGGTCAGGCGCAGGAGCACGAAGACCGCGAGTTTCTGCGGGTCAAGCGGAACGGCCAGTGGGTGGCCCCGTTCCATCCGCACAACGACGACACCGAGGCCGCGTGGGCGGCCCTGGAAGGCAAGAGCAGGGAGAAGATCCGGTGACTTTGATCGTCAGCGGGGACGAGGCCGTGGAATTCCTGGAAGACCACGGCCTGTCCGAAAAAGAAGCGACCGACACCGTGCGTAAGTTGTCGGGCGGCGGGCTGTTCGCGGCCCGGTTCACCGTCCGGGGCTGGGCGCACATCAAGCGGGCGGCCGACGGCCAGAACACCATCCCCGGCAAGTTCGAGATCGACAGCGGTGAGCCGACGGCGGAGATGCTGTACGCCCACACGCTGGACAACCTGTTCACTGGCGAGCACAGCGGCCAGGAGGACGCGCCCACGGGCTGGTTCGCCAAGGTCAAGTGGCCTTGGGACGGCCAGGGCTGGTACCTGGTGACGCACGACGAGCGTGGCACCAGCGCGATCGTGGCCCAGGGCGAGGACCCGGTGAACGCCGTGTACAAGTTCCTGGAGGAAGAGTACGAGAGGTGGGGCGGCGATGACGTGGAGTGACGCCAGGGCCACCTGGCAGCTACTGGGCGAGCACGAGCGGAAGGCCCTGGCGTACCTGGCCACGTACCGAGGACACGTGGTCACTCCGAGTGAGCTGAGTCGCCACCTGGGAACCAGTTGGCAGAAGGCGGCTGTCACGGCCGGTGAGCTGCGCAAACTGGGGCTGGTCACCGTCACGTCGATGCCCAAGCAAACCAACTACCAGATCACCGGCCAGGGCGACGCAGCCGTGGCGGCCGGGAAAGAGGAAGTCATGAGCAAGCCACTGGAGGGCTACATCGTCCCCGACAAGGACGACGAGCCGAACGCGGTCACCTGCGAGAACGGCTGCCCCGACGGGGCGACCGGCGAGCACAAGATCTCCTGCCGCTGGGCGGGCGGCCCGCTGTTCGTGGACGCCGAGCAGGTCAAGGTACTCGGTGAGTGCCAGGCCCGCGACGAAGTGTGCATCCAGTTCACCGCGACCGGCGAGCACCGGCACGTGACCGAGGGCGACGTGAACTGGACCCGCTACCCGGACGTGGAGGTGCAACTTACCGGCCACGACAACAACATCGGCGCGGTTATGGGCACCGTCACCGCCGCCCTGCGGCGGGCAGGGCACAGCGATGCCCAGGCCGGGTTCCGAGCCGACATCTTCGCGGCCGAGAGCTACGACGACGCGCTCCAGCGGGTCATGCAGTGGGTCGATGTCTCATAGCCGGAATGGAACGGGCTCTCCGGGTGTTGATAGAATCAGACGCTCGGAGAGCCCGGCGTCGTGAGGGAGATGGTGATGACCGAACTACCCAAGGAACTACTGGACCTGCTCAAGAGCTATGTGGACGGCCCGAGGATCTGGGACGCCTCGTCTATCTTGCCCAAGGTCTACGTGCTGGAGAACAAGGGCCTGATCGAGCGCGACGGCAACCGGGGCGCGTACCGGCTCACCGACCTGGGGCGCATGGAGCTGGACATCGAGACAGGGACCATAAGCTGGCGCGAGGCCCGCGCCCTGCTGACCGGCGAAGAGGGCGACGGGCTGTACGGGGTCAACGCGGCGCAGCAGATCCTGGAAAGCCTGGCGGCTTTCCCCGAGACCAAGGCGTACTACCGGCTGGAGCACGACGCCGGGTACCTGTACTACGCCGGGCGCGACGCCGACAGCCAGCCACGGTACAAGAGGGAGCCGCCGCTATGAGGCTCGGCTGGTCGATCCCCCTGCCGGGACCGTTCTACCTGGCAGGGACGATCTGGCGGTCGCGGCGGCGACGCCGCAGGACCGTCTACCACGGGACGCTGCCGGGCTGGCAGTGCCCGCACAACCACACCCGGCCGGACACGGCCAACGACTGCGCCGCGAGGGAGGCGAGACGACGTGGAACTGCACGAGGTCGTTAGCTACGGGGTGCCGTGCAATGACGGCACGGCGGACCTGGTGCTGTGGTGCAGCACCTGCGAGAAAGAGCTGGCGACGTTCAGCAACTCCGATGACAACCCGCCGTTCGAGACGCTGGCGCGGATCGTGGCCGAGCACCAGAAGATGACCACCCGCGAGCTGTTCGCGCACAAGGCGGCGGCGTGGGTCCGCAAGAACTACCCCGGCCACGAGCCGGTGCACGGCACGGTGACGTTCGCTACCAACGTGAGCAGCTACGGCGGCGAGCTAGACGCCGACATCGACGTGAGCTGGTCCGAAATGGTCCACCAGAACTACAACGGCGGGTTCGACGACGTGCGGCCCGTGGTCCGCACGCTGGAGACCAAGGCTTACGACTATGACCTGAACGAGTTGATCATCCAGGTCTGGGCCACGGAGGTGCCCGATGCGAACTGAGATCGAGAACATCCCCGAGGGACTGCCGCCGGGCATCTACGACGTGGAATTCGCGCAGTTCACCCAAGACGAGGACGGCGAGTCGGTGGTCCGGCTGCGGTTCAAGCCGCAATCGCCGCCGGAGCCGGAGAAGGCGTACCTACTGGTGGAGGTGGATAAGTCCTACAACCAAGAGAGGTTGCAGCGGTACATTCTCGAAGCCAGCGACGGCGTGCTGGCGATCTACGACCACGGCAAGGGCTGCTGCTGCAAGAACTGCCCGTGGGACGGGAACCACGGGGAATAAACCGTCCCCGGTAGGTGTTGATAGAAGTAGAGGGCACGGGAGGGACCCGGACCCCAGGGAGATGATCATTGATGACCGAGAACAAGGCACCCCGGCCGCTGCACAAGATCGCGGACGAGATCATGCGCAAGTGGCGCAACCCGGCCAACGCGGCGATCCCCTTCATCAACGCCATGACGTACCTGGCGACGATGGACGACCGCCTCGGGCACGAGGACGCGGAGGACATCGTGCTCCGGTTCCTGGACAACGCCAGCGGCTGGCGCGGCGAAGACGCCCGGCGGATCAAGGCCGAGCTGCGGGCGATGCTGCCGAAGAGGACCCGATGACCCGCGAGTCCAACGACGCCAAGGACCGCGAGGCGATCCGCCGGAACCAGGCCCAGCTCCGCCGACAGGAGGCGGAGCGGGCCAGGGCCGAGCGGCAGCGGCAACGGGACGCGCAGCGGCAGCGCGAGGCCGAGGAAAAGCGCCGCGCCGAGGAAGCCAAGCGCATCAAGGCGGACACGAGCAAGGGGAACGTGAGGTGGAAGCGATGATCACCGCCGACACGATCGCCGTCTTGACCGAGATCCGCAACGAAGTGATCCAGGCCGCCGCCAACGGCGACCTGGACATGGCCCGCTACCGCGAGGTGGTGGCGGCCTTGAACACCGCGAAAACCCAGCTAGCGGAGGTAGTAGCAGCATGAGCCACGTGAACGAGGACGGACGCCTGGTCAACGACCGGGGCATGGCCACCGACGAGTCTCTGGACACCCGGCCGGTCACCCGGACGCTGAAGCAGGAGCCGGACGTGAGCGAGATTCGCGCCAGGCTGATCGCGGAAGGCGTACCAGAGTCGATCCTGGATGACGTGATCGCCCACGACGGCAAGGTGTGGGACACCGCCCAGATGCAGGAGGACTTCACGGCGGTGGGGTTCGCCGCCCCGTTCGTGGTGGTCACCCGCAAGTCCGACGGGGTGACCGGGACGCTGATGTTCACCAACAACCCCCGTCGCTACTACGCCTTCCAGGAGGACAAGTGAGCCAAGCCGACAAGATCGCCTACCAGCAACCCCTCGGGCCGAACCTCCAGATAGAGGTGGACGACACCGGCAACATCCGGGTGGCGGTGCGGGTCACCAGCTCGGACGGTGCCCGCACTGACACCGACGGGTGGACGCGCTCGGACGTGAGCAGCGTTCAGTCGGCGGACGAGGCCCTGGGCGACGCGCAGCGCTTCGCCGCCGCCGTCTTCCCGCCCCACAAGCGCCCGGCGCTGATGCCGGTCTACACCTGGCAAGAGCGCCGCGACGCCTACCTGGCGCTCAGGACCGCCGGGAAGCTGGGCTTCCAGAAGGACGGGCTGGCCAGGGACGTGGACCTGTTCCTGGACGAATACAAGAACGCGGAGAAGCTGGCCGACGAGGGCCACCGCGAGCACATGAGCATGGACAAGTACGTACAAGAATACGAAAGATGGTGGTAACCGTGAGGGTACGGTACCTGGTGTCATACGGCGCGGCGTCGGCGGCTTACGTCGCGCTGGGTTTTGTCTTCCGGCCCGGCTGGGCGATGTTCGTCTGCGCGGGCGTGTTCGCCGCCATCGGGCTGGCCCGCGCCAGGCGCGACGTGCCCGCCAAAGGCAAGCACGCCAAGTGCGAACACGGCGGCGAGCCTACGGACCCTCAGCCGGGTCAGGACGCGGCGGCGGAGCGGTAACCGGCAGGCAGCCGGTCAGCGGGTCAGCGCCAGGAGGCAGCTCCTGGGGCTGGCCCGTTTCTTGCTGTTGCTCGATGTTCCGTCGCGTCACCGGGTCCAGCGACCACAGCCCGCGCGGGTCCAGCAGATCGAGCACGTGGGAGACCGACACCATCGCACCGTGGCCCGCCTGGGCGTAGTAGCCCTGGAGCATGGCGCGAACGCGGATTATCGTTTCGTGGTCCTGCTCGGCCTGGTCGGCGGTCTTGTCGCGTACGAATTTCATGGCGTGTCGAATCCCACC